GCGTCGCCGCCATGACCAACGTGAGCGGCATCGGCTCGGACACCCTCGACGCAGTCAACATGATGTTCGGTGGTCAGTCCAACGGCTCCAGCCCCTTCGCCTCGATGGGCTACCTGAAGAACGTCGGCACGGCATTCGCCCGCACGGGCGGGGCGCTGACCGGCGCGGAGAACTCGGACGCCCACAAGGCTTCGACCGCAGTCTTCAAGACCCTTCCCCTCAGCAACACCTTCCTCGGCACCGCGCTGGTAAACGGCATGGCAGCAGAGTAATCCCCGGAAGCCCGCCCAGCGCGGGCCTCCAATTTCGCTGGACTTGATAGACACCAATCCCAACCACACGGAGGCCACATGGCTCAGGATTACCTCGTACCGTGGCTCGGAGCCTCCGGCCAAGGCGGGCTTCGCAATTCGATGCTCGTCGCCGCAGGTGATGGGGCCACAACGCTTTACACCTTCAACTTCGCTGGCGGCTACATCGCCAAGGCGGACGTGAAGGGCTACATCTACAACCCGGCGACGGGCACGTCCACGATGCTGACCATCACGGCAGGCATGTGGCAGACGGACAGCCAGATCAAGCTGGCATCCCCGGTTCCGACCGGGCAATACATTGTGCTGTACCGCGACACGCAGAAGTCAGCGCCTCTGGTGGACTTCACGAACGGTGCAGTGCTGAACGAGCAGAATCTCGACAAGATGGCCCAGCAGAGCATCTTCGTCGCCGCTGAGATGGCGGACCGCTTCGACCTGCTGAACGACGGCTCGGTGCTGGCAATCGCCAACTCGGCAACGGCGCTCAGTACGGCGAACACGGCACTGGCGAACTCTGCTACCGCGATCACCACGGCGAACGCAGCGACCGCCTCGGCGGCTGGTGCGGTATCGACCGCCAACACGGCGAAGACGACGGCTGACGCCTCGAAGATCACCGCAGATACGGCCAAGGCCACCGCAGATGGCATCGACGCGAAGGCGACTTCCGCGCTCTCGAATGCCAGTGCAGCCGTCACCACGGCGAACGGCATCGACGCCAAGGCGAGCACCGCCCTGACGAACGCGAACACCGCAGTCACTACCGCCAATACGGCGAAGACCACGGCTGACACAGCCAAGGCAACGGCAGATGGTGTGGACGCCAAGGCGCAGACGGCGCTCGATACCGCGAACACGGCCAAGGCGTCAGCGGACAATGCGTACCAGAAGTCGGGCGGTGACGTAAGCGGGGCGATTGTTTCCACGTTTGCAGACTCGTTCCGCATCATCTCGGGCAACTACGGCACGTACTGGCGCAACGACGCGTCGAACCTGTATCTCATGTCCACGGCGTCGGGCAACCAGCGCGGCTCGTACAACACGTACCGTCCCATCACGTACAGTCTCAGCACCGGCCTCCTGACGCTGGCGGATTCTAACCACGGTTTGGACATCGGCAGCACGACGACTCTCAAGAACCAGAACACCACGTACTCGTTCCCGCTCCGGTTCAACGCAGGCGGCTACCAGCCCTTCATGCGGGCCAACTCGGTCGCCAGTACGCTTGAGGCGGTCAACTCCGCGAACACCGCAGTCAACTTTAGCATCTTCGACAACGGCAACGCGTCGGCGCGAGGTGCACTATACGCAGGTGCTGCCACGTTCAACACGGACGGTAACGTGTACGGCACGGTTTGGGGCGGCTGGCTGTCTAGCTGGCTCACGTCGCAGCTTAGCGGCAAGATGAACGTGTTTAACTACGTGTGGGGGCGCGACGGTTCGAACGGTCGCTACTCGTTCTCGTGGGACGGCAAGGTCCGCGCATGGGTCGATGGCACACACCAAGGTGCCATCTGGACTGACGCCTTCATTCAGTGTAACGGTGCGAACGGGAAGATGAACTTCGACTCGTGCCAGCAGCTTGGGTACGCCAACGGGAACCGCGATCTACCGTACCTGATGAACAACGGTACGTACTCGTGGCTGGTGACTCAGAAGAACGGGTCCAACACTGTCAACCTCCCGGTTCGCGCTAACGGCTACATCGAGTGGACGACGGACATCGGCTCGGTCGGCTGCAACTACTTCACGTCGGACGAGTTCTACAAGCAGAACATCCAGCCTGTTGACAAGACGTTCATGGACGATGTCGAGAGGATGGAGTTCGTCTCCTTTGACTACAAGCCGAACTACAACAGTGGGGAGCACTGGAAGCTGGGTGTCACGTCTCAGCAGCTTGAGTCGATTGACCCGGACTACGTGCACACCCTGTCCGACCAGACGAAGACACCTGATACGAGCCGCTTGCTGATTCTGGCACTGCGGACCATTCAGGAGCTTAACGACCGTGTTAAGGCTCTCGAAGCCGTGAACCGATAACTTAGGAGTATCAATGAACGTCCGTGACGCAGCATCGGCGGCAGCACAAGCAGCACCTCCGGTGGTCGTCACCGGAGCCGACTATCTCGGGCATCCGTTGTCCGAGTGGGTCATGTACGGCACGGCGTTGTACCTCGTGCTCCAGTTCATCGTCATCGCGCCGAAGGTATGGCGCACTCTCAAGGGGAAGACCTAATGGCTAAGACCGCCAGCCAAGACGCGCTGGCGGACCTGCACGCTCTGATCGCCAAGACCTTCACCGACCTCGTGGGCGACCCTGACCTCTGCAATGCAGCGATCCTCGGTGCCGCGACGAAGTTCCTGAAGGACAACAACATCACCGCCGTGGTCGAGGACAACAAGGCTCTGTCGGAGATGGAGAAGAAGATTCAAGAGATGCAGGCCCGCCGCAAGCAGCGTGGCAGCAACGTGGTGCCGCTCGTGCCCACACCAGAAGTAACCGACGCAGAGGCTGAAGCCGCTGTCGAACAAGCGTACCAGATGGCTACGCCGAAGTATGGCCCGTGAGGGCATTGAATCCGCATTGCAGCGCATTGAGCAGCTAGAGATGTTGCAGGGAGCCTACCCGCACTTCATTCCGTTCTGTGAAGACGGCATGATCGAGCTAGGCTTCTCGCTCTCTGAAGTACAGGCTGACATCGCTGAGTTCTTGGAGTACGGCCCGCACTACCTGATGATTCAGGCGCAGCGCGGTCAGGCCAAGACCACCATCTGCGCACTGTTCGCAGTCTGGTGTCTGATCCACGATCCCAAGTTTCGTATCCTAATCATTTCGGCTGGCGGCACACAAGCCAACGAAATCTCCACCCTGATCGTCCGCGTCATCATGACGATGGACATTCTGGACTGCCTTCGCCCTGACCGCAACGCAGGCGACCGAACCTCGGTCGAGGCATTCGACGTGCATCACACCCTCAAGGGTCTGGATAAGTCGCCATCCGTGGCGTGCGTAGGCGTCACCGGCAACTTGCAGGGTAAGCGCGCCGACCTACTTATCGCGGACGACATTGAGAGTGCGAAGAACTCCCTGACCGAGCACCAGCGGCAGGCGTTGCTTCAGTTGACGCGGGACTTCCCATCGATCTGCTCCACCGGACGGATCGTGTACCTCGGGACGCCTCAGTCGATCAACTCCATTTACAACACCCTTCCCGGTCGCGGCTACACAGTCCGCATCTGGCCCGGTCGCTATCCGACCGCTGCGCAAGTACCGAACTACGGCGACATGCTCGCACCGTTCGTCAAGCGCCGCATGGAAGCGGACCCGTCCATCATGATCGGCGGCGGGCTGCTGGGCGACCAAGGGCAACCTGTCGATACCGAACTCCCGGCTGGCTGCGAAGAACTGCTCGCCAAGAAGGAGAGCGACCAAGGCCCGGCCTACTTCCAGTTGCAGCACATGCTCAACACGAAGCTGGCTGACTCGGAACGCTTCCCGCTGCGCCTCGCCAAGATTCTGTCCATGCGCTTGGCTGAGTCGTACCCGCTGACCGTTACTCCCGGTGTCCTCGTTCACGAGTGCATCAAGTACATGGTCAACGGCACGACCTACACCCTCGGCATTCCCTCCAGCGTCTCACCGGATCGCGGTCCTCTGCAAGGCATCGTCATGTACGTTGACCCGGCAGGTGGCGGCAAGAACGGTGACGAGACTGGATACGCCGTCGTCGGCTTCCTGAACGGCACGCTGTACGTGCTGGAAGTCGGTGGCGTGAAGGGCGGCTTCGATAACGCGAACTTCGAGAAGCTGACCGGCATCGCAGCCAAGTGGAAGGTGAACCGCATCCTCGTCGAGAAGAACTTCGGCAACGGGGCGTACCTCCACACTTGGCTTCCGCTCCTCCGCGCAGGCTACCCGCAGACCGTGGGTGGTGGCTGCGCCATCGAGGAGACATGGGAGTCCGGACAGAAGGAACTCCGCATCATCGACGTACTGGAACCGATCATCGCTCGCGGATCGCTCGTCTTCAACGACGACATCATGCGCGACGAGGAGAAGTCCCTCTCGCAATACCCGGTCGAGAAGCGGCCGTCCTACTCCCTCCTGCACCAGATCGCTCACATCACCCGTGAGAAGAACGCCCTCCAGCACGACGACCGACTCGACGCCCTCGCGGGTGCCTGCCGGTACTGGGTCGAGCAGATGGGTGTCGATCAGGAACGCGTCATCAAGGCACAGCGCCAGCGCGAATGGGAGGAGTGGCAACGCAACCCTCTCGGCTACACCCACCAGCAGACCCCGCAACGGCGCGGGTCCGTCTTCAACAAGTACCGGAGATAACACATGGCTTCTTCCGCTTATCCGGGCGCTGCGGCGTTCCAGATTCCCCTGACCATCGGCGCACTGCCGCTCGTCAGTCGTGACATCCCGCGTGGTCAAGAACTGCGCCTGTTCCTCCAAGACGTGCTCGCGCAAGTCAGCCTCCGCGCTGGTACGCCGGGCGGCGCAGCCACCGCCGCAGCAGTCCGCGACTACCTCGTGTGGGCAGCGAACTACGCGAACGTGGCAGCAGGCAATGCAACCAGCGCTGTTCAGTTGAACTCGCCCGCCATCTAATGGCTCGTTCCGCAGCGGTGGCTCCGGCCATCGTCGCGGCTGCGTTGACTCTGACGCTCAGCATCACCCCTCTGTTCGAGGGACGCGTCAAGACCTCGTACCGCGACCCGGTCGGCGTGCTCACCGTCTGCGACGGCCACACCGGCCCCGAAGTCCGCCCGAACCAGACCTACACCGACGTGCAGTGCAACGCGCTACTGCGCGCCGACGTGAAGGAGGCGATGGACGCTGTGCTGGCACTGACCACCGGCCCCATCAACCAGAACGAACTCGCAGCACTCACCGACTTCACCTTCAACGCTGGACGCGGCAACCTCGCTTCCTCGACGCTCCTCCGTAAGTTCAATGCCGGCGACCACATCGGTGCCTGCCGGGAACTACCGAAGTGGGTGTACGCCAAGGGCGTGAAGCTGGCGGGCCTCGTGAAGCGCCGCGCACAGGAGATGGCTCTATGCCTACGACCGACAAAGTGATCGCAGCGCTCGCAGCCTTGCTCGTGTTCCTCGGCCTCGGCTTCGCGCTCTACATCGAACACAACCGCGCTGAGGCGGCGACCGAGAAGGTCGAATCCCTCACCGCATCCCTTGTTGCGAGCCAGTCCGCTCTCACCGCCTACACTGAGGCGACGAAGCAGACCCTGGCCCGCGCAGCCACGAACCAGAAGAAGGTGTCCAATGCGCTCGCTGCGAACCCTGTGGCTCGTGACACTCCTGTCCCTGACGATGTCTTTGACAGCCTGTACGGCAACCGGCCTCGCGCCGCCGTCGCCAAGCCTGCTTCAGGAGTGTCCGGAGCCAGCGCCCCCGACTGAGCGAACGCTCGGCGGGCTGGTGCAATCCGTCCTCGACTACCAGACCGCGCTCGACCGATGCAACGACCAGTTGACCGGGCTGCGCGCTTACTTCACACCGAAGTGATCTGGCAATACACAGCGGCCCCGTACGGGGTCAAGGTGCGCTTCACAACCTCGCAGCTAGGTCTGGACCGACTAGCCAAGCGAGCCGGGCTGGAGCCGCCTACGGGCATCGCAGGGTGCTGCTTCTGGAAGGGTGGGGAACTGGTGATCGTCGTCCTCGACGGTAGCCGGGCCACGCTCGTCCACGAATGCGGTCACGCCGTGATGTTCATTCTGCAACACGTCGGGATTGATCCGACAGATTCGAACGGGGAGGCGTACTGCTACCTCCTCGACCACATGTACGCCCGCTTCGAGAAGCGGCTCACTAATACTGGAGCGTCATGAGACAACACGCACACTTCCGCCCATCGAGTTCGACGGTCACTCAGACGGCAAACCTTACAACGACCTACGCCCTGCCGCCCGGCACGACCGCTGTGCGGTTGTACGTGTGGGGCGCACCCGAGGTGTACATCGGCTTCGGCACGAGTGCATCCGGTGCTGTGACCGACATGCCGGTCGGGACCGGCGCTGAGGTGTTCCGCACCCGCTCGCCTAACCTGTTCCTGTCAGTCACCACACCGGCTGGCGCGGCGGCTTCCCTCACCTTCGGTGATCTCTAACCCAGCTTCTTCGCCAAGTCCTTCGCCCGCAGATGGGTGTACCGACGCATCATCGCTTGGGTCTTGTGCCCAGTGATCGACATGACCTCGGTGTCCGACAGGCCCAGTTCAACGAACCGGGTCGTCGCATCGTGTCTCGTGTCATGGAACTTCACGTCCGCCACACCGGCCTTTTCCTTCAGACGGATGAAGGCCCGCTTCACAGCTTCTGTCGTCAGGTTCGGCCACACCCGACCCTCAGTGCGCCCGGCAATCGCCTCGCGCAGTATCTCGACCGCTCGCGTGGACAACGGCACAGTCCGCGCCGCGTCGTTCTTTGTGGCTCCCGCCTTCAGGCTCACCACCTGCTCAGCTAGATCAACCTGCTCGATGTCGAGCGGAACGATCTCGCCCTGTCTCATACCTGTCTCCAGCGCGAGTTCAACCACCGCTGGTAGATACCGCGACCTCGGATTCTTCTTGGCAACCGCCAACAGACGTGCCTTCTCCGCATCCGTGAGCCGCCTGTCTCTGGACGGGCTGTTCTTCGGACGGCGAACCTCGGACACCGGATTGACCGGCGTTCCGATCCCCCATTCCTTTCTCGCGTGCTCCAGTACGTGATGCAGCAGATTCATCTCACGATTGACCGTGGAGCCGGACACCGGCCTTCCATTCGACGCACCATCAAGCCCTTGGAGCCGCTGGTCACGCCATGCCGCTACCAAGGTAGGTGTCAGGCGTCCGACCGCGTACGAGGCGATCTCGTGCCTCTGGATCGCTTTGAGCCTCCAGACCTCCTCACGCTCGCCCTTCTTACCGGGGCTGACCTCGGCCATGTACCGCTGGATCAAGTCCCGCAGAGTCGGGTTCGCATCGAGGTGCTGGAAGCGGCCCGAGTTGATCTTGGCCTCCTGCTCGGTGGCCCACTTCTCGGCATCACGCTTGGTGGGGAATGTGGCAGATAGCGCAGGGAAGCCCTGCTTGCGGACCTTTGCAGTCCAGTTGCCATTGGGACGTTGTTGGAATGTCGCCATGCTAATCTCCGGTCCACTGTCTCCGTATTGTACCGAGAAGTGGTGGGTGGTAAGGGTTTCGAACCCCTGACCCCTGCCGTGTGAAGGCGCGCCTAGCGGCGCTCACGACAGGCGAGTCCCGCTGCGCGGGCCTCTCCACAGGTTCGAGCTAGGTTCCGAAGGAGGTTTCTGAGACACTGCTGTCTCCGGATCGTCTCCAACTGGCTCCGAATCGAGCACTGGAACCGCACCACCACTGTGCCACCGTGCAGGCGGATTGTCAACTGCCGTCGAAGGCTGACTGTCAGGCTGGACCGAAATGTCTCCGGACCGAAAAATGCTCTGGTTATTTATGGGGCCTTACGCCGCCCGCCCGCGCCCGTGCGCCCCCGTAGCCCACTCTGACGCGCAGGCACGCGAAAGCGTCTCTGACACGCGCTACGCACGCGAATGCTCCTCTGCTGGGAGCAGCGGCCTGCCTCATGACGGCAGGTGACAGCGCTGGGGGCGTATGGCGTGCTGAGAGGCGCTGAGACAGGACGGAGACAGCGCTGGCTACGCTGGGCTATCCAGAGGCACAGGAGAGGCGTGGCGGGGCTATGGTGAGGCTGGAGCAGCAGATGCAGCGCTTTGCCCGTGTTCTCAGTGTAACGCCGTGCTGCTAGGCGAATCGAGAGGAGACGCACGGGTGAGGGCATCTGTCCTATTTCAATTTCGCTGGACTTGATAGACACAGAAGCGCTGATACCCGGCATCTGTTGCCAGCAGCCTAGAAGAGGCGTGAGGAGGAGCAGGAGGAGCAGCCTAGAGGAGGACAGGAGACAGGGACAGGAGAGGAGGAGAGCACAGGGAGCAGCAGACGGACAGCAGATGAAGGACAGCACAGACAGCCAGGTGAGAGAGAGGACACAGGAGCAGTGCAAGGAGGGCAGCACAGAGGGAGAGGAGACAGGAGGGACCGAGGAGGAGGGAGACAGCACAGCGCTGCTGGAAGGCTTCTGAGAAGCGCTGCTGAGAGACACAAGACAGCATTGCGAGAACCGCAACAATCTGACCGAATGGACAGGATACAAGCCCAGCAAGGGAGAGCAGGACAGGAGATGGACAGGGAGCCTTCTAAGGGGTGAATTGAAGGCATGTATGGCTCTATATCAGGGAATACCCGGAATGGAGCAACTCCTACAATCCTTTCATCGACTGACAGACACATGACGCAGACAGGCAATGACCTAGAAGCGCTGTGACTGGGACAGCCAAGCAGGATTGATCTCTGAGAGGAACGAGTAGCGGAGACAGTAAATAGCAGTTGACAGCCGGGTTTTGTTCCGGTCTAATGGGCACCAATGCAGCACAGAGCGGGACCTAAGGAAGTAACGGGAAAGACTACCGGCTTGCCGTGTAAGAGGGATTGGTTGTAGCTAACCGCGATTCCTGCCTGTGAAAGCTTGACTAACCATCTGTGTTGCAGAGACAGTAAATAGCAGTTGACAGACAGCAGTAACGTCTGATCTAATGCTGAACATGCAGTAACGCTTCACGGTTCACGAGAACGCCGAGTAACCCAAGGGTGAAAGCGCGGTAAGGGACCAGCAGGCCGAAGCGGAGACAGTAAATAGCAGTTGACAGCGAAGCAAGGTTCTGCGACACTGGGAACCAGCAGCAAACGGTAGGGCGGCTGGGCAGTACCCAGTCGTGACAGCAGACGGAAAGGGTGCACTCAAGCTTGTGGATGTTGGTCAGTAGCGCGACCTGCCCGATTCGAGACAGTAAATAGCAGTTGACAGACGGTTGAATGTCTGTAGAATGTGAAGCAAGCAGTAAGCAGTAGCAGCAGGCAGTAACGGCGAGGTTGGTTGTCTTAGACAGCCAGCGACGACGGGTAGGGCAGAGTACGGTAAGAAAACGGGAGTACGGGTCATGCCGTGCCGACGGGTTCAAGCCTACTGTAGAGCGCACGACCGAAAGGTTGGCGGAATAGCAACGTGCTAACTCTACAGATCAGACTCTGGCCGATACGTTGAGAGCCACGCTCTTTAACAATTTGCTGGATGGACGCGTTGACCCAGTTAATTCTGGCGAGCGAGTGAACCATCCGATTCCTTAAATCTGTGATTGACACGCCGTGTTGTTTGACGGTCTGATTCGATCCGATTGACAGGGATTCATTCAGCGGCCTTGTCAGTCTTATGGGACTCGCCGCTTCTAGCCCTTAGTGGCCTTGTGAACTGCGCTGTAACCAATCGGCGATGGATGGACGAGGATCAGGGTGCAGCCTGCTTGTGTACTAGCGTAGGCCGCTGAATGAATCACTGTTTCAAAAACAATAATCTGCGCCATGAGCGCTGCCACCTAGCAAGGGGAGAAATCGTGAAGCTGCACAAGATAACGGGTAACTGTCATGAACTGTCGCTGAACAACGGCGTACGTCTCTTGTTCAGTTACGCCGACGTTGTCGCTGCCTACCATCCTGACATGGGGTGGCTGAAGGTGGACGTGCCGCTCTCGAAGGCTTCTCAATGGGTGGTGGCTGAGTGGTTCGATAAGAACGGTGCCGAAAACGCCGTGTTAGTTCAGCAGGACGTTTTCGACACCTTGGTGGCGGCTCCCCACGAGCTTCCCATCTGCGGTGGACCTGATTACAACGACGAGGACGATCACCATGAGTGATGGTTACAACGGGTGGACCAACTTCGAGACGTGGAATGTGGCGCTTTGGATCGACAACGACCAAGGCACACAGGAACACTGGATCGAGCAGGCTCAGTCCGCACTGGACGAGCAGGAAGGCAACAAGGACGAGGCACGCTGGCCGCTGGCACGAGCGCTGCAAGAGTCCCACGAGGAGAACATGCCCGAAGTGGAGGGCACGTACGCCGATCTGCTGCGGGGCGCTTTGTCTGACGTGAACTGGGCCGAGATCGCTGAGCACTTGCTGGCCGATCTGACGCACGAGGGAGACGCGGAATGAGGCTGATCTACACCACCTCGGGCCGCGAAGTCACGCCCGGCGATCCGGTACTGCTGCACGGCAAGTGCTACGTCATCCACGCCGCGCCGAAGCCGCACAAGCCTGCCTCCAGTGGGCATGTGTACCTCCGCGAGTTCGGCACGGACCACACCACCACGGTCTATGTCGGCGTGATCGACGCTGAGTGGATCGAGCGTGAGGACCGGGAGGACGCAGCATGACTACATCAGACGAAATCAAGCTGAACATGGCGCGGGCGTTCTTCGCCTCGGCATGGGCTGACTTGCAGGACGAGAAAGACCCTGACGACGAAACGGCCGTCAACCTCTCGGGACGCGAGATCATGGATGCCATGCCGGACGACATGGACCCTGCCGCCGTGCACGCTGCCAGCACGCTCCTGATGGATATGGAGCGCCTGAACGGCAAGCCCATCAGCGACGTGTACCACTACGCCGTCGAGGTGAAGGAACTGTGCCGGGGCGATCGGACGCTGAACCCTGAGATGTTCGGCCACTACTGCGCCATGCAAGCGATGGGCCACGGCGTCGGGTTGTGGGACGCTTTCGGTGACGCGGTGTATCAGGCGATCAAGGTGCCGTACGTCGAGTTCGGCTCACACTCCCTCGAACGGGACTACTGAGGCCGTCATGAACGAGCGTAGAATCGCCGGTATCCACCATGACCGGAGGCGCACCTTGGACACGCAACAGATTGAAGCGACCATCTCCAAGCTGAACGCGGAGACTGCAAAGCTGATAGCGGAGGGCGCGAAGATTCAGCGGGAGAATCGCTGGATGCCTGCCGTGTACGCCATCGCCTTCATCAGCGCCGTGGCTGCGTTCTCTAAGCTGTTCGTCCACTAAGCATCCAGCTACAGCCTCCTGACCGGGGCTGTGTCGGGCTGCTTCTCGTCGTACAATACGGGCTTTTTGCCCTGTTGGAGACATCCCTGTGAAGTATCTGTATCTGTTGGTTCTCGTTTCGTTCGGCCTGACTGGCTGTGCCCACAATGACACTTGTGGCTCGGTCGGCGCAGCCATGATGACGGGTGGCGCAAGCTGCCTGTTCAAGCACGACAAGGACGCGTGAGTCAACCAGCCATAGGCTCGCCCTGCGGGCCTGTGACGGGCTGATTCAGTCCGGTAGTATCTTCCCTTCCCTAACTCACAAGACGGCGCATGACGCCTGAATGGAGCCTTGTATGACCCAATCCAAAAAGCAGCAACCCGTAAAGGGCACCGTTGAATTCATCAACGCCGCCATCGAATCGATCCGCCGTAAGGGCGCAGCCTTCGACAAACTCGTGCAGGACACAGCGCTTGACGTGTTCGATCACGCTCACCGTCACAACGATCTCGACATCGTGAACCGCCTCGTGGTCGCCATGCCGAAAGGCTCTCGTGGTCAGTCTCTGGCCGTGTGGTTTTGCAAGTTCGGCAAGCTGAAGCCCAACGACTCGAAAGAGAAGGAGGTGCTGGCCGTGAAGCCTCTCGTGTGGAACAAGGACGGCAACACTGATCGTCCGAACGCCGAGCGCACCCTGTGGCATAGCGTGCTGAAGGACAAGCCTCTGATCGAGGTGTTCGACATCGAGGCCAAGTTCTCGGCCTTCATGAAGCAAGTGCTGGCGAACAAGGACAAGGTGACAAACCCTGTGCTTCTGGCCGCACTGGAGAATGTGCAGGGCGTCGTCAAGGCCGCACCTGTGGCTGACACGAGCCTCGATCTGATCGGGCCTGCTTCGGTCAAGTAACACCTCGTCGTACTCCGTCCCGACTCACCGGCTGCCGCATGACGGACGCCGGGCGTCAACCACCCTCTAACTCATAGCGCGCTGCATGACAGCAAGCTGGAGCCTCGTATGAAACTCACCCTGAATGTTGGCCTTGCTCGCAATGATGGCCGTGCTGATAACGGCATCTTGCGCACCGTGGCCGTGCTGAACCAGTGCGGCTTCATGATCGACGCCGCGAACGTGCAACTGTCGGACACCGAGCACACGCTGGTGGCCGTGGTCCGCGTGCTGCGTCCTGAGACGCTGCCCTTCGATCTCTACACCGTGGCCGCTCGGCTGGCGCAAGACTGCATCGCCGCCGCCCAGCGAGACAGCAATGGCAATCTGCTCGGTGGCCTGCATGGCCCTGAGTTTGGCAAGTGGGCACCGTTCAACCCTGAGTTCTTTCTTACCCTCAATTCTAAGGAGTACGCATAACATGGTCCGCTCTTACATCGTCCGCCGCATCACCTCGAAGCCCGCGTCCATCGTGACCGCGAACCCGATCCTGCTGGCCTTTGCCCGCGCTGTCCTCGGTCGGGAGTTCGCAAAATGATCGGCTACTGGATCAACTCAGGCGACCTCGCCACGCATCGCGGTGGCCGCATGATCGCGTACCACTCGCACGGTCCCGTCGAAGGCCGCACCGTCAAACTGCCCGGCCGTGATTCGCGCCGCTCCACCATGCACGTAACGAACGTGCGCCGTCAACAACGTGAGGCTAAACGTGCCCTTCAAGCCATCTTCGCATGATGTCCGATACATCGGGCACGCCTCCAACTCGGGTGGCCTGCAAGGCCATTCCATCGGGGCCGACTATCCCTTCGTTGTGGTCGGCACAGTGGTGGAGCACATGGGCGTGGGCGAGAAGCCGGGTGAGCACACTCGTTACTTCATCCTCGACGCCTCGAACGGCAAGACGTACACCAAGCGCTTCGGTCGCACCTACGCCACGAGCAAAGGGGCGCACGCCGCCGCCGCGTACCTGAAGGGCGACGAGAAGTACGCCCACATCGCAACAACGCCTCTGAGGCCCACGCTATGGACTTCTTAGTTATCGGTGGCTGCATCGTGGTCGGCGTATTCGTCGGCTACCAGTGGGGCTACGACATCGGGTATCACGACGCACTCAACGACAAGGTGGCCGCAACCCTGCGGTCCCGCATCTACAGGACATTCACGCAATGAGACAAGATCGCCGCACGAACACGCCGGAAGCACCCTCCGCAACGCCGGGCTTCGATGTCCAGATGAAGGATGACAAGTGGCACGTCTTCTACACCTTCACCGGAGCATGGGGCAAGCAGGGCTACGAGACGTACCGCGAGGCCGCTGCCGAGTGCGTCAAGCTGCACACGGAGAAGCAGAAGGCCGCAGTCGCAAACATCCAGACCTTCCACGTAACACGCAACGGGAACCCCGCCTAATCATGTTCAAGATCGTTCGCAAGACGGACCTCGCCAAGAGCGAGCAGCAAATCCAAGAACTCCGTGAGGACAGACGCCGCCTCACCTCCAAGCTGTTCTTCTCCGTGCCGTACGAGCAGCACAGCGCTGTGCTCACAGCCCGCAACCGTGTGATCCGCGCACAGGGGGACCACGTCGCCCAGTTGAAGGCGCACAACGAGCGCATCTACCGCGCCAATGCCGGGCTGATCCGCGAGCGTGAGACGCTGACGGACAACCTGCTGGCGTCGAGCAAGAACAACATGAGCCTGATCCGCGAGGTGGAAGGGCTGAAGCGTGCTCTCCGTGAGGCCAAGGCCGCGAGCCTGAAGGTGGTTCCGGAGATCGGCTACGAGTGCACGTACCGCCACACCTGCGTGTTCAAGAAGGAGGCACTGTAATGCGCGCCTTCAACATGTCGAGCGTCGGTGGACGCACCTCGAAGCCCAGCCGCCGCAAGCTGGACCGCGCTGCCCGTGCACACGGCTTCCGGGACGCCAAGGCGTGGTCAACCGCGATCATGGCCCAGCGCTTCCGCGAACTGATCGCCGCGCAAGCTGCGAACCCGCAGATGAACGGCTGGATCGAACCCGCACAGGAGGCCGCATGAGCGAAGAACTGAAGCAGTTCCTGTCGGACTACCTCGCATGGATCGATGCAGGAGCGCCGCCGTCCAAGCCATTCGAACGAGGCTATGGTCTGTGCTCGAACACGTTCTACTTCGATGGCGACTGGGAGGCCGTTGATAACGAACTCTCCGCGCTGTTCAAGACGGACGGACTCGACCGCGTCTATCCGTTCGGCAAGGAAGCGTACGAGGAAGCCTCCGTGAACGACACGCACCACCTGTACCAGCCACGCATCGACTGGATCAAGTCGAAGCTGACGCCTGCCTGAAACTGCCCGGCCTGTTTCCGTATCTGTTATCCGCACACAAACCTTTAGGAGTTCTTATGTCGATCTCGTCCGTAAT